GGCAGTAATGCCTCTTTTCTTGTATAAATAGTAATGCACCCGACTTAAGAGCAGAAATGTACTATGTTTATCTCTGGGTAAGAGAAGACCGAACTCCTTATTATGTCGGTAAAGGTAAAGAATATAGGGCATATGTGAAGCATACTTGGGGAAAAAGATGGATTTCTCCTCCACCAAAGGATAGAATAGTAATAGTTAAATATTTCGATAACGAAGAAGAAAGTTACTTATTTGAAGAGGAGTTAATATCCATATATAAAAGAAAAAGTGAGGGTGGTATTCTAATTAACAGAAGTATTGGTGGAAAAAATAGAGCAAGTTTAATAAGAAGTAAAGAAGAAAAAGAAAAATTGAGAATTGAATCTGTAAAAAAATATCAACAATCCAAAAAGGGAAAAGAAACTTATAATAAATGGGTGGAGGAAAATAAAGAAAGAGTAAAGGAAATTAAGAAAAAATATAGAGATAATAATAGAGAAAAACTAAATGAAAAAGGTAGAAATAGTAAAACAAAAAAAGAACTTGATAAAAAATATAGAGAAAAGAATAAGGAAAAAATAAAAGAAGTAGATAAGAAATATAGAGAAAAAAATAGAGAAAAATTGAGAGAATATCATAGGCAATATTATGAAAAGAAAAAACTTGAAAAACTTGACACAAACAAGGATTTTTGATATAATTAAAGTGTAAATAAAAAATAGAGTGTAAGGTGTCTCCATTTGAAGTTTATCAGTCATATCTTTCTTTGAAGTCCCATTTTTCTAATCCCAAATACGATTTCTTTAAATACAATAAGAAGGTTAGGGCAACTCTAACTTCTTTTAATAAAAGATCCGATAAATACTGGTTCGAGAAAACCAGTCGAAAATACCCCGATAAAGAAATTGTAGATTTTCTAGTATCAAATTTTGTAGCATCCGATAATGTGAGTAATGTATGGATTGGAGAAATTATAAATTCTGGCGAAAGAACATACCGAGAGTGGATGAAACGACAGCAGAGTTTGACCTACTTGTTCAAAGAACAATCGGAAGAATTACTCTCGGAAACAAAATTAGAAGATGCTTTCAATTGTTCGAAAGGTCATCCACCAATTCTAAAAAAGTTCCTGGGTGGGAAGATTTCTCCTGAAGTTTTAGTTATATACGATAAAATTTTCCAGTTTGGCAAGGTATTTGATACAAAACTACTGGATCCTGTATGGGAAATCGTAAGTTTAAAAATTCGGAAATACAATGCCTTTATACATATTGATGTCTCCGATTATAAACAACTTCTACGGGAAATTGTAAATGAGTAAATTTTTTGACTCTGAACTTATTAGAGAAGAACTTGAAGAAATTAATGATCTTCAAAAGTTCATTTATGGAAGCATTCTTAACTTTGGTTCTATGACCCGTGAAGATAAACTGGAACACATTGAAAAGATGACATTGCTATTAGAAAAGCAACGTATTATGTACACAAGACTTTCTCTTTCTGATGATCCACAAGCGGTTGAAATGAAAGAAAACTTGCGTAAATCTGTGGCTATTATGGGATTCCCTCCCGACACAGATATGAATTTACTTTTCAGTAGTATGAATAAGACCATTGAGTCTCTCAAACAATTCCTTGACAGATGAGACCATCCTTGCTATACTATCCAAGTAATCCAACAAATCCAATTTACCCAAAAAATCCAAAATGAGCTTCTCAGATCTTAAAAAGCAATCTAAACTTGGTTCGCTGACTGCGAAACTGGTTAAAGAAGTAGAAAAAATGAATAATAGTGCATCATCTGGTGATGATCGTATTTGGAAACTCGAATGTGACAAATCGCAAAATGGTTATGCAATCATTCGTTTCCTACCTGCTCCTGACGGTGAAGACCTGCCGTTTGTGAAACTGTATTCCCACGCATTCCAAGGTCCCGGCGGCTGGTTTATAGAGCACAGTTTGACTACTCTGGGACAAAAGGATCCTGTGTCAGAACTGAACTCTGAACTGTGGAACAATGGAACTGATGCTGGCAAAGAGATTGCACGTAAGCAGAAACGTAAACTGACTTATGTTGCCAACATCTACGTCGTCAAGGATCCTGCTAATCCCGCTAACGAAGGCAAAGTCTTTCTTTATAAGTTCGGTAAGAAAATCTTTGATAAGATTACTGCCGCAATGCAACCTGAGTTTGAAGATGAGACTCCTATCGATCCGTTTGATTTCTGGCAGGGTGCTAACTTCAAACTGAAGGCAAAGAACGTTGCCGGTTATCGTAACTATGATTCCAGTGAGTTTGCCGCACAAGGTGCCCTTCTGGACGATGATGAAGAGATGGAAGCAGTGTGGAAGAAGCAGTATTCTCTTGCCGAACTCGTTGCTGCCGATCAGTTCAAGTCTTATGATGAACTGAAGAAGCGTCTTGACTATGTTCTCGGTAACAAAGGAACTCGTCGTCAAGACCCTGAAGTTGCCGATGAGGAAGAGACTTCCCGTGGTCCAGTTCGTGACCTTGATGAAGATCTTCGCACCGAACTGAGCAATCTAAGTTCTTCTAAGTCTTCTTCTTATGATGAAGACGATGATGATACTCTAAGTTACTTTGCAAAACTTGCCGAGTGATAATAACGGGGAGGGTAACCTCCCCTTTTTTATGGCATTGTGATTCTGGTGTTCTCAGTCTTAACTAAACTATCATTAACATACTGAGAAGAAGGTGTATAAGTCATAATCTGTCTCATATCATTCAAGAACTGTTGCAGATATCCTCTTCTCAGTAGGTAAATTCCTCTCTTATCCTCATTCAGTTTAACTTCATACTCATAATTGCTGATACTGGTTATTGGATTCAGAGTTGCCATTGGATCAGATGGTTTGGGAATTGTAAAAGTAGAATCAACGATCTTACCAGCAGGAAGAATTAATCTTCCATTAGAATCTAAGACTTCTGTGGTCTCATAATGATGTACCGAATTTAAGAAATCTCCATATTTTTCTTCTGCATATCTGTAAATATCTCTACTTGATAAGGGCCACTGATCTCTGACTCTGGTGATATTTGCAGTCATGAGAACTACCCAATCAAGTTCGGCACTACCATAAACTTCTTCTGCAACCGTATCAGGTCTTGCACCATCTTTAATCTGATACTTATCGAAAAGAGTGAAGACACTTTGTAGGTCATCACGAAGTTTGATTCTTCTGAATAGATTCTTGACGGTTACATAGTCGTCAGAAGAAGTCCTATGATCCAGAAAGGATTGGTATTGTAAGTCTGGTAGTTCTCTGAAGTATCCCATTTTAGAATCCTACACTATTTGGTGGTGCAATATTATAATCTCCTTCATAAATTGGTTCCAATTCTTTAAATCCTAAGTCCATTACATATGATATTGGGGATCCATCATCATAAGTTGCATAAACTCCTTCACCAGTATAATTGACTGATATATCAGTAAGAGCACATTGTTTGAATAAATTTAAATATGGGTGAATATCTGGACCTTTTCTATAACTTAATTGAAATACATTTGGTGCCTGCAAAAAATTTGCATTTAATGCTCTAGGCGCCATATTCAATTTAAAACTTTTTATTATTGCTCGTATTTCTTCTGCTTCTTTTTTGTTTCTTGGTGTCATTTTAAATGAAAATTTAAATGATCTAAGATTGACTCCATTAAAGAGAAGTTCCATATTTGGGTTCAATATTTGACCACTTTCTCTTGCTAATAATTGATTTAAAGTTAAATTTCCCCCAAATGGTATATTTGCTGCTTGTACTGCAATTGATTTAGTCCAATATTTTATTGCATCCGCATTATCTGCCGTTGCCCCAAAGAATGCTTTTAGCATTTGAGTTGTTTTTGTACCAGCATTTTCAAAATTCAAATCCGTTGACGACTCAAATGCTTTCAATGTGGCACCAGCAACTCCAGCAGTCAATCCATCCAAACTTCCAGCAGCCCAATCAACACTATTACCATCTTGAATATTTGATGGTATTGGCAATATTATGCTCCCCGTCAATTCTTTTGCCTGTTTTGGTGCTAAAACACCTGTATCAAAAGCAACTGTATTTCGAGTTAAATTTCCAGGGCCAGTTCCTTTTATTTTATTATAATCTAAAAGATCCACTCTCAAGTAGTCTGTACTATCTGTTAGTGCTTCGTAAGGATACCTTAATATTCCTGCCATTTATCTTTTCTAACTATTTAGATTAATTTTCCTAAAAGGAAGTTCTTGAAGATCTTTAACTTCTTCATCATAAACCAAATGTAAGGATCCTACAATCTCATCCCAAGTATATTGCCTTATTTGTCCCCAGTGGAAGTTAATTCCTTTGAAACCCCATTTGAATACTTCAGTCACGGCAACAAAAGGGTGTGCGTCATATTGAATATTTGGAGTTTTACAAAAATAAACAAAAATATAAAAGTTTCCAACACTCGGAATTTTTCCGGTTTCATTTATCACACTTAATATTTCCTCCATCAAATCATCAGGATTTTCAATACCAATCAAATCATTCAAAACCGGACGAATGCGATTATACTTGGTATCGGAAGGTCTCTTTTGTTCCCTAACTGTCTTTCTTGGCATTACTTAATACCCAAATCTTGTTCGGTTAGAACTTTAAACTCATATCCACGATCTTTGCAAAACTCTTCTGCTGCCTTCCACTTTGCCTGATTTTTGGCATACTCATAAACCTCATAGATATATCCTTTTGTCCTTCTCTTTTGTGGTATTGGTTCTATTGTCTGCTTCTTTGGTTTGATTTCGATTATATATTTTTTAATAGATCCATTACTTTCTTTGACTTTGATATAAAAATCTGGAAAGTATCTATGAATCTTATTGTCTATTGGAGATCTGTAAGGAAGTGCGATTTCTTCAGACCCCCATTCTAAAATATTCTCATTACTATCACAATAGACCATAAACTTACGTTCCCATAAGGATCTGTATATGATATTAGTTGGATCACCTCTATATTTTTTAGGATTGATTGGTTGATATTTTCCCTTATAGGACATCTAAATATTGATAATAAGACTCATAAAAGATATTTAGATGGCTGTTCCAGCAATTACTTCAATTCCGATGAGGAATGCCAAAATCAATTTTGGTAGTCTGGCATTAACTAATCAATATCAACTTTTTATTACAAATGGTTGGGGTAAGATTGCAAACGGATCAACACCCTTTGTAAATTTTCTTAAAAATCCATTATATGATATTAATTTTAATGCGGAATTTGGAAATACTTTAGGTCTTTTATGTTCTGATGCTTCTTTGCCAACATCTTCTTATGCCACTAGTGAAGTAAAAGATAATTTTATGGGAGTCACGCAAGAATTTGCTCATACGAGATTGTATACTGATATTGACCTAACATTTTATATTGATCGTGATTATAAAGTATTGAGATTTTTTGAGGGGTGGATGGACTATGTTTCTGGAGGTGGACCAGCACAAACTCCTTCCGGAAATGCTTATAGAAGATTTAATTATCCAGATTATTATAAAAATAGTGAAATTTATATTAAAAAATTTGAAAAAGATTTTGCTGCCGATAAGAAAAGTATTAATTATCGATTAATTAATGCATTTCCAAAGGGAATCACAAGTATTCCAGTTTCTTATGGTCCTGCAGAGTTATTGAAAGTTAGTGTGACATTTAATTATGACCGTTATCTTGCGGGGCAGGAATTAGTTACGGCAAAAAATGATCCATTACAGAACTTATTAGATAATACTGATAGAAATGGAAATTATATACCAGGAGAAAAAACTCCTTCTCAACAGGCACAGGATTATTATATTGAAACATCACAAAAGTAAAAATATTTTTGATTTTCTAACCAATAAATAATGATAACTGAATTTCTATAGGTCATTATGCCTTTACCAAAAATCTCTACACCAACATATGAGTTGGAATTGCCTTCGAACGGAAAAAAAATTAAATATCGTCCATTTCTAGTCAGAGAAGAAAAGATTCTGATTATGGCACTAGAATCTGAAGATATGAAACAGATCTCAAGTGCAATCGTTCAAATTCTTTCTGACTGTATTATCACAAAAACTGTAAAAGTCCCGGAACTCTCAACCTTTGATATCGAGTATCTGTTCCTGAATGTTCGTGCCAAATCAGTTGGTGAATCGGTAGAAGTTAATATTACTTGTCCTGATGATGGAGAAACCACCGTTCAAATGGAAATTGATATTGATACTATCAAGGTTCAGAAAAATCCAGAACATACAGATATCATTAAACTAGATAATGTTCTTTCGATGAAACTGAAGTATCCTTCTTTGGATCAGTTTGTTGAAAGTAATTTTGAAGTTGGTGATAATGAAAGTGATGTTGATAAATCTTTGAGTATGATTAGTTCTTGTATTGATATTATCTATGATGCCGAAGATTCTTGGAATGCCTCTGATTCTACAAAGAAAGAATTGGAAGAATTTATAGAACAACTCAATACGAAGCAGTTTAAAGAAATTGAAAAATTCTTTACCACGATGCCTAAACTCTCTCATACGGTGATCGTAAAGAATCCTAAGACCGGTATTGAATCTGAAGTTGTTCTGGAAGGGTTAGCAAGTTTTTTCAGTTGAGTATGGCTCATACTAGCCTTGAGTCATACTATAAGGTGAATTTTGCCTTGATGCAGCATCATAAATACTCATTAACTGATCTTGAAAATATGATTCCTTGGGAAAGGGAAATCTATGTCTCATTACTACAGCAGCATATCGAAGAAGAAAATCTAAAGGCACAACAATCTAGTGGCATCTAACTTCCCGATCTATAAAGCACCATCTATTACAAAGTTGAGTAAGAAGAATATCTCTTCTTCTGTATTTCGTGGTGCTTCTGTAGTAACTGCTGCTCCAAAATTGCAGAAATCTTCTTTTAGTTTTATCAAACCAAAAACTAATATAAATGTAGAATCTTTAGGATCTCAGGAAAATATTTCCAATACACTTTCAGAAACTAATAGAATTCTAGTAGAGATACAGAAACAACTTGCTTTTGATTTTGCAACGAGAATCGCAGAAGAGAAGGCAGTAGTTAAAAAAATAAAAGCAACAGAATCTAAAAAAAGATTTTCTGCAAAAGAAGCAGCAGTTGAATCTGCCAAAAAAATCGGAAGCACTTTAAATAATACCTTTGATAAAGTTATTGCACCAGCAAAAAGTATATTCTCAAAGATAGTTGAATTTTTTCAACTTATTCTAACTGGAATTGCTTTAAATGTTGCATTTAAATGGTTACAGGATCCTTCAAATAGGGCAAAATTAGATTCCGTATTTCAATTTATTGGAGATCATTGGAAAGAAATATTAGCAGTTTTTATTGGAGTAAAAGTTCTTGGTGTTCTTTATAAACTTTATAGGGCAGCAAAACTTATTAAATCAATTGCCGATGCGATAAGAGGTAAAAAAACACAAGTAACAACAACTCCAAGTGGGACTGGCAGTTTACCAAATAAACCTTTAAGTAGAATGAATGAATCTTATGGAAGATTCATCGAAGGAAAATCCAATATTGGTGATAGGGCAAGATTACTTCGTAGAGGTATGATAGGTCCACGCCAATTATTTACTAAAGGCAGTTTTGAAGCATTAAAGGGAACAATAAAATCACCTCTTAAAATAAATCCTGCTACCGGAGTAAGTGGGTTAAGAACACTTGGAGTATCTTTTATTCTTGATCAACTCATGCAAATGGGATTTGGTGCCGTAAGAGCAAAACAGATAGCAGATATGATTGAAAGGTATAAAAAATTACCTAAAAATAAACAACTTGAAGCCCGAAATAAATTAGAACAAAAACTTGCTAAGGAACTTAATTACCAGAAAAGTTCTATGTTTGCATTGGATAAAATACTTTATTTGGGTGGTGAAACTGAAAGTGAAAAAAAATCCAAGTTTGGTGAGGAAGTTCTTAAGGGAATTGGTGGGATGTCTGCTGGTGGATCAGTTCCAGGAAGAGGATCCGGACTGGTTGATAGTGTAAAGGCGATGCTTGCTCCAGGTGAAGAAGTCATTCGCACAGCATCTGCAAATCTATTCAGACCAATTTTGAAGGATATTAATGAAAATGCTGGTAGATTATGGGTTCTGTTCTCTCAAGCAGTTACCAAATTAATTTCTGTAACTGATTATCAAAAAGAAGTATCAAAACAATTCCAAAAAACAATAGAAACTTTTGATAAGTATTTAAAGGATGAGATTTTAAAGAAAAAAACATCCAAAAAAGAGGGTGGTGGATCTACATCTGTTGGATCTAGATCAACAAAACAAACAGTTTCTGCAACACCAAGAACTTATAATTATAATTTGATTTCTCAAGGAGATTCTTCTGGTGGGATGACATTCTTACCGATGAACCTCCCACCGATCAGATCAAAACCACCTGAAATTCCTACACCATCAAACCAGGCAACTGATGTTCCCATAATATCTCCCGTAAATATGGCAAATCCATATATGCAGTTAACTCCAGAACTCTACGGAATATTCGTATAAGATATGGAAACTACACAAGCACAACAACTCAAATTAAATGTAACTAATATCAATAGTTTCCTTGTTAATTCAAATACGGAACTTAGAAGACTTCGTGTAGAAAAAAGTAGATTGTTTGATACTCAAGAAAAACAAATTAAAGTAAAGGAAAAGGAAAACAGAATTGAAAAAAAAGATTTTGGAATAGGTTCTTCATTTAGTAAAATAAAAAGTGCTGTATCGTCTGCTACAGGAAGTATCTTTGATAAAATAAAGGAATTTTTTGGTTTGATTCTTCTCGGAATTTTAGTTAATAATCTTCCCAAAATTTTATCACAACTAGAAGATTTTTTTAATAGTCCAGTCATTAAAACTATAGGATCTATTATAACTGTGATTGGTAATGGTATAATGACTTTTGCAAAAATTGCAATTGAGTTTCCAAAATCTGCTCAGACTCAATTTTTAAAAACAAAGGATGATTTGGAGAAAAAGTTTGATGAGTTAGAAGGCATTTATAGTGCTCTTATTCCAGATTTAGAAAAATATAATCAACAAAAAAATGGACAATCTTCTTCTACCACACAAACAACTACTCCAGTTAGACCAGGGCAACCACTAAATCCACAAACAAATACGAGAATTCCTACAAGTCCTACTACACCTGGAACAACTACTTTACCTGCATTTGCTACGGGTGGAACAGTAAAACCGGAATCAAATAGAAAAGTAACTTCTTCAGCACCAACACCAGGAGGTGGGCAAAGTGGTAGAGCAAAACAGGCAAGGCAGGCATCGGATCAAGGTTTTGCTGGATTTAAAGATGCTGTAGACAAAATTAATGAGAACACTAAACTAGATGAAAGTAATGCAACATCATTTGCAAAAATGTCTTATAATTTTAAGACTTTGAATGATCTTATGGGTGGTGAAAAACCTTCTACTACTCCCCCAGGATCTACTCCCCCAGGACCCCCAGGATCTACTCCTCCAGGATCTCCTGGTTCTGAACCTAGCAGCACACCAACATCCGGATCATTATCGGCATTACTACCTTATGGAAAACCACAATTTACAAGTGGATACAAAACTACATCTAGACCTGGACACCAAGGAGTTGATATTGGAGTTGATGCAAATTCTCCAGTAATTAATACTCAAGATGGTAAGGTAGTGGATATTTATCGTTCATTTGGGGGTCATGGTGATGCTGTTGTAGTACAATATGCTGATGGATTTAAAGGAATTTACGGACATATTAATGCATCAGTTAGAATAGGTGATCAAGTTAAAAGGGGAAGTACAATTGGAAAGGTTAAATATTGGCCTGGCGGTCACGGATATGCAGATAATACTCACCTACATTATGAAAGAGTGAATTCGAAAGGGCAGCATATTAATCCATCTGGTTATGTGAATAGTTTGGAATCACCAAAAACAAATATAAAACAAGCACAACTCACCCCCCTACCAAAAGGGTTGAAACTTGAGGTCTTAGGTGGAGGAAAAGGTGGTGGAAAAAATCTCTCATATAATAAATCAAGTATGGGTGGTAAAAATGTCATGATTATGGCAATTCAACCAGTAGAAACTTTTATTCCTATGCCTTATCCTATGCCAATAGAAAAAGAATCTAGTTCAGAATCTTCAGATCAATATCAAATTTCATCAATATGGAGGGCATAAAATAAATGGCAAACGCATCATTAGCTTCAAATTATGAACATATAGTTATTGATAAAAACGGAACTAGAGTAGATCTTAAACGTGGAACTACTAGTTTTGATTATTATGAAAGCATATTTTCACCAAATATAACAGCATTAATGACATTTGTGGATACTGGCGGATCAACAAAATTTAATCCAAAATATCAAAGTCAAAATAAATTGGGAACAATTTATGATGCATTACCACTTACAAATAATGAAAAGGTAGAGATTAAAATAAGATCTAAACTAGGAACATTGGATTTTATAAAATATCCCTTTTATGTAAATGGATCCACAAACCCACAAAAGGAATCAAACAGAGAGGCAGTTGCATTAAGTTTGATATCAAAACCAGGTAAAGATAGTATACAATCAACAGTATTTCAAAAGTATAATTCTAAAATTAGTGATTCTGTAAAACTTTTATTAAAATTTATAGATATTCCCGAAAATAAAATTCATATTATTGAATCAACGAAAAATTCATATAGTTTTATTGGGAACAGTAGAGAAGTGTTTCAAAATATTATTGACCTAGCACCAAAATCAATCCCTGAAAATGGTGATCCTGGATTTTTCTTTTATGAAACTCAAGATGGATTTAATTTTAGATCAATTGATAGTTTGATCTCTCAAAAACCAAAAGCAACCTACAGAAGAACTGATGTATTGACTTCTGGAGTAGAAGATGATAATAATGATTATAAAATTGCATCGTCTACAATTACTCGCAATCAAGATTTATCTGCAGCATTAAAATCTGGTGTCTATGTTAGTAGAACAATCTTTTGGAATCCAAAGACCTTTGAAAGTACTGAAAAAATAGAAAAAATTAAATTGAAAAATTCTTTAGGTAAAGAAGTTGAAGTGCCTGATGATCTAACAGGATTTTCAAGAACTCATTATAAAATTTTAGATATTGGTATGTTGGAACCTGGTGTTACTGGTGAAAAAAATAATTCTCCGGAAGAATATCAGGCAAAATCTGCTACGAGATATAATATATTATTCAGTCAAATTTTACAAGTGCAAGTTCCTTGCAACCCAAATTTAAGGGCAGGTGATATAATAAAATGCGAATTTGAAACTATCACTCAAGGTTCAAAAGTTCTTAATGCATCTCAAATAGGACATTATTTAATTGTAAATTTATGCCATCATTTTGATCCTTTAAGATCATTTACTTCGATGACAGTTGTTCGTGACACATACGGAATATATACTAGTAAAAAGTAAAAATGAACATCGGATTTGTAGGACACAATTATAAATGGTTTATCGGGCAAGTCCCGCCAAATCAACTTGCAAATAAAAAGGAAAAGGGTGCCTGGGGCAATCGTGTAAAGGTTAGAATTCAAGGATATCACCCAGCAGGACCAGAAGTTACCGATGAAAAACTTCCTTGGGCACTTATATCAAAACCAACTTCTCAAGGAAGTTATAATTATGGGTCCACAGGTCTGGCTGGTGGTGAATGGGTGACCGGACACTTTTTGGATGAAGCCTGCCAAATACCAATTATTACTGGTGTTCTTGGAACAAATCAAATAGAAAATTTGGCCACATTACAAGAAGCAAAGACTGCAGGAACTACTTACTTTAAAAATGTAACGAGATATAATTATGGTATCACGGCAGCAAATCATCAAACAAACGGTGGATCAGACCCAAAAGCATCGGCAAAACCAACAGAAAAAGAAGTTAAAAAATCAGTACCAGAAAACACGGATCCTCCTATAAATAAACCATTAGGTGAAGAAAAGGCAGCATCTGCATCTGCTGCTAAAGAAATTGCTGGAGCGACGACCCTTTCAGCTGCTCTTGCTCGAAACGCACAAAGAGAATTTAGGCAAGGACTAACAGATGCTGGATTTGGACAATTCGTATAGTGATGATAAATATCGATATACGGTGGTAATATTGTAATGGAAACAAAGAAAATTCTTTATAATGGAAAAACATACAGATTAGATGGTCAGTTAGTTCTTGAAGATACTGGTCGAGATCTTAAGGCTTCTAATATATCAGTATCTGAATTTAATACCATATATGCTCAACAAAAAAATACAGTTGTACAACAGGGACCGGGACAATCAGCACCAACACCAAAAATCCCACCATCAGTACCTACAGTAACTAGCACACAAGGAGAACAACCAAATACAAATATATTTTTAGATTCAAAGGGAAATTTTATTTTATCTGAAGCACAGTCCGAGGTAGTGTCCGGTGGTCTGAACAAGCAAATTGATGCCTTACAGAAAATTCCATATGATAACTTAACTCCTTCTGATAAAGAAGTATTAAATAAAGCATTAGCAACTCGTAAAGCACTTTTAGATGCTGCAACTGGTGGAAAATCCGATAAATTAACTGCCTGCGTCGTTAGGTCTCAGCAACCCGATTCTTGGACAATTAAAGGTACTCCAGAATGTCAACAGTTTAATAAATCAGTAACCTATAAAAATTTTGTAAGATTAGCAAGTAAGGAACAAAGTCTTCCTGATCCTTGTGGCACAAGTACCGTAAGTAAAATTAATGTTGCCTTGCGCAATTTCTTTAATAAACTTAAAGTATTTAAAAAATATGGAGAATTGTATGTAAATGGTGCAATCAATAAAGTAACAGAGATTACGAATCTAATTCGTAGCACATCAGCAATTATTGCAGGAGTATTAAAAACTTTAGTTCAAAGAATCAGAAACTTCATTCTCAATAAGATTCGTAAAGCAATTGAGAAAGTAATTAGCGAGATTCTTAATAATCTTGCTAAAACCTTGAAAGATGTTCTACTTCAAGAAATTGTTCAAGTAATTATGTGTAAGTTTGATGATATTATTAAAGGATTGACTAAGCTTGTGAGTGATTTCTTGTTTGGACTAATTGGTAATGTTATTAATGCTGGATTTTGTGCAGCAGAACAATTTGTAAATGCACTTATAAACAATCTGGCAGCATCTATTGACGAAGCACTCGGACCAGTTTTAGATTCAATTAGTGATGTTCTTGGTGGAATTGGAAAAATTGCAGGATCAGTCTTTCAGGCAATTGATTTTATTCTTGGATTTGAATCTTTTCTATGTGCCGAACCAAATTGTCCTAAAATTAAAAACTTTGAAGCATCACCTTGGGTTGGTGCCTCAAAAACTAAAATTGATGCTTTCAGTAATTTTAAAGTTCCAACTGCTGATGGAATAGTTGGTGCAGTAGATACCTGGTTTGGTGGACTTTCAGTATTTGGTTCAAAAATTGGTGATAATCAAGAGGCACTTCCATCATCAATCACTTGTAATACTGGTGCATTCAAATGTGGTCCTCCAAATATTGATTTTTTTGGTGGTGGAGGTATTGGTGCGGTTGGGGATGCAGTTATCAATACAATCGGTCAAGTAGTTGGTGTTAATCTTAAGTTTGGTGGAACTGGATATAAAACTCCACCATTTGTAACATTCAAGGATTCTTGCGGAAATGGTAATTATGCTTCCGGATATACTGAAATTAATGATGCAGGAGAAGTCACAAGAGTTATAATGGTGAATAATGGTAATGGATACTTAGATTCTCCAAATGGATTCGATGAGTTTGGAACTCCAATAACCCTACCGCCGGCAGAATCTAAAGTCAAAACTTTTGTTGCTTGTATTGATAGTTTTAAAATTTTGGATACTGGAATTGAATATTCTGTGGAGGATACTGTCACAATTACTCCAGATGCTCCAGGTCTTAATGTCAGAATTACGATGAATGAGCAAGGGCAGATTATTGCTCTCAATATCATTTCGCCTTCTTGTGGTCTCACAGAGGTTCCAAAAGTTACGATAAATAGTGCAACGGGTGCCGGGGCAGACATCCAACCTATTCTGAAGTTCTATACTCTTGATGCGTATAATGAACTTCAGGATAACAACTATAACAAATATAAATCTCAAGAACTCGTTCAAGTTATTGATTGTGTATATCCTCGTTAATATTTAAAAATGGCAGACCATCCAGAAGTTTTACTTAGTGATAATCCACACGGGATTATGTTTTTTGGTCCTGGAGGTAGGGATGATGATGGCGCACAATATACGCTTGCGACAACATCTGGATCGATGGTTCATTATAATAAGAATGGAAGTAAGGCAGAAATCGTAAGAACTAGTTCTTATGAAATATGTGGTGATGATTTTGCAAAGAATAGGACAACCCTAGAAGATGAAATAATTGCAAAGGCAATTATTGCCGAAAATGGAGATATAATATTAAATGCACAGGAAGGGAACATTAAACTTCTGGCAAAAAACATCTGGATTGAAGCAAATGGTGAAGGTAATAATGGCGTATTTTATGTAAATGCAAACGGACAAATCCAGATCTCATCATCAGATCAATTAGTATTAAGTGGATCTAAAGTTTGCATAAGAGGTCAGGCAGGAATTGATCTTGCATCCGATCATTTTATTAATGTTCTTGGAGAACTAAAGTCTGGATCTCCATTATCAAGTTTGATCGGTTCATTCCTTCCACCACCATTCGCAGATTTATTAAAAGGTATTCAAGCATCGTGTAAGTAATTATGTCATTTCAAGATTTAACAACCTCATCACTAACAACATACAACCCCATTTATGATACTTCAATTGTATTTCCTAAAGGATTTTGGGAACCAGGTTGGGGATCAATTTTAAAGGGGTTCTTTGGCACTGGTAGTTTTGCAAGTGGTGCCACGGCTTCATTATCTGTTGGTCCAGGTCCAACGGCACCTATTAGTACCTGGAGCACTGGAATTGATCTGGCATATGGCACTAAAAACCAATTCGGATTTCATCTTACCGATGGAGCACATACAGTTCTAGGAATAGAACTTAGATCAGAAGTAGTATCAAACTCTTTTACTGGTGCTAGCTCATCTTTGATTGGTGAAACAGTTTCTATAGCTGGTGGCACAGTTTCTGTTGCTGGTGCAGAGACAGTTGCTATTTCTGGAGTATCAGTAGAACTAGCATCTGCTGGGGGACTATTTTTAAATGCTAGAAATTGGGATGTTGCTGCCGCATTTTGGGATAGTAAAAAATCCTTTGATATTCCACATCCTTCAAAAGAAAATCATCGTTTAAGGTATATCTGTGCCGAAGGTCCTTCTGCTGATGTATTTGTAAGAGGTAAATTGAAGGGACAATCAACTATTGAACTTCCAGATTATTGGAAAGATCTAGTTGATGAGGAAAGTATTACTGTCAACCTAACTCCTATCGGTCAGTATCAAGAATTATTTGTTGCAAAAATAGAAGGAACACAGATTCATATCAGAAATAACTCTGCCGGAGCAATTAATTGTTCTTATGTGGTTTATGGTGAAAGAAAGGATACTTCTAGGAATATTTCAGAATACGAAGGCACTTCTCCTGCCGATTATCCAGGAGATAACCGAGAATATATAATCAATGGTGGTAGGAATTACTGATTATGACACAGGATTATCCAAAGAAAACGATCAATTATATAACCTCTGATAATAACTTATTGAATACTTACAATACCGATGCCACTGCCGGTATTGCTTCTTATCCAAATACTATTAGCAAAAAGGTTGTCACTCAAGATTCAACCGGAAGATGGTCGGAACAATATGTGGAACAAGAATGTCCGGTCAAAGATCCACTAAAACAAAAACAAAAAGAACGAGATACTATTGATTCAAGAATATCGTCATTTCAACAAACAAGTGCCATTTTAGACACTAAAATTATGGAAATTAATGGCGCAATTAATTTCAAAAAATCTCAAATTGTAAATCTAGTCTCAACTGCAATTGGTGCCGGATGTTCGTTTATTAGCACCATAGGATCTAATGGAGCACAAAATGTAGGTGGAGTTGCAATTGGTGTCGGACTTACAGTATATAATGACACTGCTAATATAAAGGTTTATACAGATCTTTCTAATTACAGCACAAACAACCCGTTTTCATCAAATGTTACATCATCTTTAACACTTTCAAATGCCGGAACAGGTTATACATCACTCACAGTAGATAATGGTGGATCTTCTGTTGGATCTTATAGTTCAATCCCAACCACGGTAGGGCAACATTCTGGAGCACCATCACCTGCAGCTTGTGCTGGATATGGAAGTTCCGTTATTTCTATTGCCGCAGAATTGACTGCACTAAGAGCTCAAAGGGATTCATATTTAACCAACTTAAATACTCTCAAGAAAAAAACAAAAGTTGAAGAACTTAAGAGATGGGGTCTCAAGAGGTCAGATAAATCCATCGAAGATCAGAAAACCAGTAACCAATCATTAATAGATCTTATCAATTCTCAACCCGAGTTCCAGTAGCCCTTGACAGGTGCCTCAAGATGCCCTATAATACCTAGGTAATCAACACAAGACCAAATGCCTGCCAACACCGAAGAGTTTCTGTCCCGTTGCGTCGTAGATACTCTGGCACGTAAGTTCTATCTTTATTCTAGTGAAGGTGCAGAGAAACTTGTAGAATGTGAAACGGTTGACCAGTTTATGAATGTACTGGAAATAGTTCGCAGTCAAGTAAGTGAAGATTGCCTTGTATATACTAATCCCCTTTGACAAATGGAAAAGTTTACAGTAGAAGAATTCCAAGAAGACTTTGATAACCTACTAGAAAGAGTAGAAGGTGGAGATTCCTTTATTATCACCAGTGAAGGAAAGGAAGTGGTCATAATGCCTGCTGAGGATTATGACCTTATAGTGGATGGTATAGAAGAACACGACGACCTTATCCGAATACACACGGATCACGAAGAAGGTTGTTGAGTCAAGGCAACTTGTAGGTCTTATATGTTGCTTCAAGGCAACTTTATGGGCGGGTACTTTAATGGTAAAAGAGGCTCCTTATAAGGGCTCAATCTGAGTTCAATTCTCGGTCCGCCTATTGACT